GGTTCCGCTGTTCGGTGCGAACCCGACTGAAGGCGAGCGCAAGTACGCGGAGCAAATGTCTGGCGCTGACGTGAGTTACACGCCGGAGTCTCTGCAAGAAGGCATCCGCCTTGCCCGTGACCGTGCTGCCCGTGAGCGTCAGGCTTATGAGGGCGTTAGGGGGGGTGGCGCTCGTCCGCGAGCGACCAACCCGCAAACCGGCGCGGTAGTCGAGTTTGACGGCCAAGCGTGGGTGCCGGTGCGATGATGCAAGTCCCGCCCCCGCCTCCCGGTTTTCAGATGATGGATGGGAGCGCGGTTCCTCCCCCGCCTCCGGGCTTTCAGATGGGCGCGGCTCCTGCTGCTCCTCAACGCCGTCCGCAGCGGCCCGCTCAACCGCGCGCCCAAGGTATGCCGCAAGCAGCTCCGGCTCAGGCTCCCGTTCTCAATGAGCTTGGCATCACGGATGCTGAAGAACGCGACGCCCTGATTTATCAAGGCTACACGCCCGAAGAGGCCGACAGGCTTATCGCGGAGCGTGTCGGAGAGCCTTCATACGACATGGCTCCGATGGCCGCTGAACCTGTCGCTAGTCAGTCTCCGTCGTCTGGTTTTGAACTTCCGGCTGGCGTCGTTGACTGGAACAATCTGTCTGATGCAGAACGGACGGCGCTTCCTATCGGCGCTCGCGTTCTCATGCCTCAGAACGAGGGCGAGACGTTCCGACAGATCGTGACCACGCGAGGCCGTCCTTTCTATTCGGAAGGCCAGCGCGACGGTGACACAATGTACGGCGGCGTCATTGCCCGCGAACCCAACTTGATGGATCAGACGGGCGCGTTTGTGTCTGGCGCTGCGGAGCAAGTCCCGTTTGTGGATGAGGCCGCTACCCTCGCTGGCGCGCTTGCTAAAGGTCAGTCATTCTCAGATGCGCGCGGTGATTACCGCGATATGCAGACGGCCCTTAATGAGCAAGAGGGCGGCTTGCGTGATGCGGGGGGACTTGCGGGCTTCGTTGGTACGCTTGCTCTTCCCGGTGTCGGAGGGGCGAAGTACATTAGCCAAGGCGCTGGCCGTGGCGCTCAAATCGCCCGCGCAATGCAGGTTGGTGGCGCAGGTGGCGCGCTATATGGCGCGTCCGCTGGCGAGGGCGGGATAGAGGATCGCGCGCAAGGCGCTGCGCTTGGAGCGGCTCTTGGCGCTGGTTCCGGAGGTGTGTTCCAAGGTGCGGCCCCCGCTATTGGAGAAGGATTCCGCAGGCTTGGGTCTGGCTTTTCAGAGGCGGGATCGGTTGTGGCGCGCGGGCTTGGCCGCGTTGCTCCGGATGCTGAAATCACGCCGGAAGCAACAACGGGAGCGCAACAGTATCTTGCGCGTCTTTTGGAATCCTCCGGTGCTGATTTGGCTGGCAACCCTGTCGCGGCTATGGGTAAGCCGATCACGGCGGCGGAAGCTATCGGGCCTTCGGGTGTGGCCAATATGGCGGCGCTTACCCGCCGTTCGGGCCGTGCTGGAAACATGGCGCAATCGCAACTTGGCGCGCGGGCCGTTGAGCAGCCTAGCCGTGTTGTGCAGGACTTCGCTGATCTGACAGGTATGGACCCTGCCGGTTCGGCGGACATGGTTCAGAACCTTGCTACAGCAGGTCGGGCTAGGGCTGCTCCGCTATATGAGGCCGCCTATGCTCGCCCCGGCGCGGTTCGCTCGCCCTTGATTGATGACTTGCTGTCCCGCCCAGCTTCGCGGGACGCTATGCGCCGCGCCGTCAAGATTGCCGCTAACGAAGGCCGCGACCCTAATACGCTTGGCTTCCAGTTTGATGAGGCTGGCGACGTTATCCACGTTCAAGAGCCGTCGATGGAAACGCTTGATTACGTCAAGCGCGGTTTGGATGACGTTCTGAATACATATCGAGACAGCACGACGCGCCGACTCAATCTCGATGGTGAAGGTCGCTCAGTTGTTGGCATTGCCACGCAACTGCGTGATGAGCTTGTGCGGCTCAATCCCGCTTACGGTGAGGCGCTTCAAGCGGGTGGAGACCCCATCCGTCTTGAAGAAGCGTTCCGCCTTTCTGACCGTCTATTCCAAGTCGGGACGCCTCAACGGACGTTTGCGACTGCTACGGAGCGTATGGGCGAAGCAGAGCGCAATGCGCTGGTGGCTGGTTTTGCTGATCGGCTGTTCCGCGATGCCCAAGCGGGGCGGCTTTCCACGCGCCAGCTTAACCAACTCAACGTGCCGGTGACCCGCGAAAAGTTGGCGAGTCTGATTGGTCCCGATGGTGCTGATAGCTTCATGCAACGCATCGGCGCTGAGATTGAATTGGCCCGGTCGGGTGGTCGCATGGCTCCGGGGACTAACTCTGTCACGGCGGAAGCCTTGGCGGCGATGGCGGAACAAGACGGAAGCACGGGTATTGGGGCGGACTTTGCACGGGCGCTTGGCCAAAGCCCCGGCAATCCTATTGGAGCCGCTCTAACCACGGCAGGTAAAGCCGCTGTTGCTCCTGTTGCCGGGTTCTTCCGAGGAGCTACCGTCGCAAAGCCTCAAGCCGTCCGTGATGAAATCGCGCGCCTGCTCCTCCTTTCTCCGGAGGAACTTCAAGCGCAACTTACCGCTGCTGCGGGTTCTGCCAGACCAGACGCGGGCGTTTTGGCAAAGTCTCTTCAGGCGGCGTCGGGTCCCGAAGCAGGTCGAGTTGGCGCTGGATTCGCTCAACCCGAATCTCAGAACGCCAGACCAGCAAACCGGCGAGCAGGACAATAATGGCACCGTATAAATCCATGACCGCATCTTACACCAAGGGAGGCCGTATTGCCTAGAAACGGCTCGGGCAGCTACACGCCCCCCTCAAACACTTGGAACCCTGCAACGCCTGACACGGCTATTTTGTCAGACGATTGGAATTCCACGCTCTCGGATATGTCCACCGCGCTTAGTCAGTCTCTGGCCAGCGACGGACAAACTACGGCCTCAACGGTTATCCCGTTTGCTCAGGGCCTTAGCGTTTCCAGCGGCCTACTGACCTCGCCGTCTATCGCTGTCATTGGCGATCTGGACACGGGGTTTTACTTCCCTGCGGCCAACCAAGCTACGCTCGTCTGTGGTGGCGTAGCAGCGATGGTTGCCACGTCTTCGGGGATCACTTTCCCGCTTGCCGTCACCTTCTCCGGGTCGCCGTCGATCACTGGAAACCTGACTGTCACGGGTGATTTCACGGTTAACGGCAACAGCACGATTGGCAACGCCTCGGGCGATACGCTGACGGTTGCAGCTACGGGGACTTGGGCTGCGGCTCAGACGTTCAACGGAACGGTGACGGTTCCAGACGCGTCCTTCTCGAATGCCAAACTAGCAACGGTCGCCACGTCCACGATCAAGGGCCGCGTGACTGCCGGAACCGGCGTTGTGCAAGACCTTACCGGAACGCAGGCGACTACGCTTCTAGACCCTGTTGTCGGCGCTACACAGTCGGTTGCGGGGACTAAGGGCGTTGTTCCCGCTGCTGCGGCTGGCGATCAATACAAGGTGCTTACAGGCGCGGGGACGTTCCAAGCTGGATACGGTCGGGCCTTTGGCTGCGTCATCACCACGACCAACGTGAACGGCTCTCAGCCTACCTTTGACAACGGACTTAATGTTGCGTCGCTTTCGACCTTGACTGAAGTTGCCGGGCTTGTGTCGTGTACAATCACGTTTACGAACGCGCTTCCAAACGCGACGTATTCAGTTCACGGGAATACTGACGGAGTCCCCGGAAGCGCCACAACTGACTTTGCTTTTGGAACTAGGGCGACAACGACAGTGATTGTTTATTGGTCGCAGTCAGGTGGAAACCCAACGCGCGTTAGCGTCTCTGGATTCGTATAATGGCTCTTATCCCTCGCAAAACATATCCTGAGCTTACCGCTCTTACGGCTCCTGTCGTTGATGGAGACGTGCTGGCGGCTTACCGCTCGCCCGGCCCACTTCGGCGGCTTACGGCCTCGACCTTCGCTGATTACATCAAAGCGTTTTTCTCTGCGTCTGGTGGCTCTGCGCTGGTCGGGTTTATTGCTAACCTGACGGGCGCGGTCGCGCGAACCGCGCAGGACAAGATGCGGGACGTTCTCGACGTTCGCGACCTTGGTATCATTGCGGACGTGACGGACGGATCACGCACCGGCACGGACCAAACTTCGGCTCTAGTGACCAAACTAACCGCGTTGGGCGTCGCTGGCTTCCGGGGCTTCATCAGCATCCCCTACGGCACTCGCTTTACGGTTTCGACCGTCTATGCGGCGGTGCCTGTGGGCGTGACCCTGCTGGACGACAGTTCAATCAATTGGGGCCAGCCGCTTGGCTACATGAACAAGTTCCGCATCACTTACAGCAGCGATACGGCGGCGGACGACGGTGCGACGCAAATCGCCTCAAGCCGCCACGCCTCCCTGTTTCTGACCAACTTCGGTACGGGCGGCGGTTCGGAGGCTGCCGAACGGTTCGGCTCCATTCTGCACAGCGCCGGGATAGATCAAAACGCTGACAACATTGTCGGAACTCAACTGCTGTTCAGTAAGGCGTCAGGTCAGGACAGGTGGGCCACAAGGCTACAACTCTACACGCCATACGACATTGCCATTGCCAACCCGCGCGATTGGGTCACGGGGTTCTCCTATGCTGCCGGGGCCATGTGCCAGAGTGACGGCGGCAAAATCTACGAGACGACAGCGGGCGGAACGTCTGGAGCCACAGCCCCAACGGGGACGGGGACGGGTATTAGCGATGGTGGCGTGACGTGGGATTATCGCGCAGCGGGCTTCGTTGTCGGTGCGGTCTATCTTGACGTAACGGACAACGGCAACCTTACTCAAGCCAGCCCTCTCAACGAGACTATCCGGCACACCCTTTCCACCAACGGGAACGGTGCCTACAGCGAGTTTGACCCGGCCCTTTCGCGGTTCACGTTGTACCACATCAGCCTCGGCTCCGCGATCTATGAAGTAGATAACGGTTTCGGCTTGCGCCCTGCCATTTCCTTTAGTGAGCGCCGCCTCGCCATGACCGGAGCCACGCCAGATTGCCCCGGAACAGGGGCGGGAACGGTGACGAACGCTGGCGCTACCAACATGACATCAATGACCCCTGTTTCTGGACGCACGCAAGCGACAGTCAGCCTGCGTTTTGATGATGCGAACACGACAGTCGTTCACGGGGCGGGCGTCAATGAGTTCCGTCTGAAGGGCGGTGTCAACGCCACTCCACCCGCTCAAGGCTACATGACGTTTGAGATGGACACCTTCGGCTTTGGCGGCGTCTGGCTGGAAGTGTCCCGCAGCTTCTAATAGAATGGCACTGTAGTTTAAGGATAGAACATGACTGCTCAAGACCATATCGACGCAATCGGCGCGGCTATCACAGAGCTAGAGGATGCCGCCAAAGAGGCCAAGCAAGCCTCTCGCAAGGTGGTTCAGGCTACTCGCGCGCTGCATGATGCGCTAGGCGCTGCGGAGGCGGCTTATATCGCCAGTGCAGCCAATAGCAATGTGGTGGCGTTCTCCGGCGGAAATGATAAACCTCCGGTTGATGATCCCGATGGACCGATCAAGCCGTGAGCCTCATGATAGCCTATACCGCAGCCACAGCATTCGTCTTCCTCGTCTGCTTTCTGGCCTATCGGTCAAAGCCTGAGAAGTATGCGGACCTAATGGGCGTAAGTGCTCTGCTGGCTATCGTGTTCGTCATCAATAATCTGCTTGTGACGCTATACGGGTTTCCGCAGGTGATTCTTGCCGCGCCGGTTTTGGACTTCTTCCTAGCTGGGATGATCTACCGAGCTTGGCAGAAGAGCCGTGAGGGCTGGAAGGTCGTCATGGTGGGAAGCCTTGTCGCGCAACTTATGCTACACGCGGTGGCGGTTTCCATGTGGAAATTGGGAGGTCTGACGCAGCAGGGTCTTTATCTGTACGTCGTGGCGGTAAATGCGTTTTTCATCGTTCAACTTCTGGCCCTTGGGTGTGTCGGGGTGGGTCATGGTCTGGATCGGCTTCGCCGTCATCTGTTTGATCGCCGGGGTGCGGGTCTTGTGCCGGATGCTCGCCGATGAGCGCCCCGACGCCAGCCGTGGTGGCGGATCGAGTCGCAAGGCTGACGACAAGGGTTGAAGAGCTAGAAAAGCAAATGGATGCGGTGATGGCCTTGCAGCGTTGGCAGATGGGCGCGTCGGTCGGATTCGGGGTGGTGCTGACGTTGCTCCTTCCGAAGATTTCTCATGTGCTTGGACTGACCTAGATGACGGACACGCCTATCAATCCGCGAGAGACGCCGCCCGTTCATATGAGTGAGCGTGTGAAGGCCCTTCTAGGTGACTTGGCCCGCCCGTTCAATCAGTACGCTGTCGGAGGCGCTACGGCGGCTGCGGTGGTGATTGGAGCCTTGCAAATCACGGACGCGGCGGGCGGCGCGCTGTATATCGCAGCGGTATCTCCGCTGACGCTTGGCTTGTTTGGCCTGAAGACGTTTGAGAACGTCCAATCTGGCAAGCAGTCGCGCGACGTGGCTATCGCTCAAACAAACGCAACGGGAGCGCCGACCACATGAGCAAAACCCCGGACGGCTGGACAAAAGTAAGCATGGAAGATTTTCGTCGCGGCCTCGCCATCATAAGCGACGCGCACAAAAATCACCCCGGCGACCGCAAAGCCATCCGCGCGGCATACAAGCGCGCAAATGAGGCGGTCGGAATTACGGGCAAGAAAGTCAACGCGGGAAACCCGACCACATGAGCAAGGCTCTGTTTGACGCTGTAAGGGCCATCAAGGGCGCTCCGCTGACTCATGCGGACGTTGACGCCATAAACGCGGCGCTGGCTCCTGTAGCGGCTCCTACGGCCAAACGCGTTAGTCCTGAAGGCATCGCGCTCATTCACTCGTTTGAATCGTGCAAACTGACCGCCTATCCGGACCCCGGCTCAGTGGACGGCAAGCCGTGGACGATTGGTTGGGGATCGACTGGCCCCGGTATCTCTAAGGGTGTTGTCTGGACGCAAGCGCAAGCGGATGAGAGGTTCGCGGCTGATCTGGCGCGGTTTGAGAAAGCTGTAGCCCTGATGGCCCCTGTAACCACTCAAAGCCAGTTCGATGCGCTCGTTTCGTTCGCCTACAATGTCGGCCTGTCCGCACTGAATGACAGCACGTTGCTCCGGCTTCACAAGGCAGGAAACTACGTTGGCGCTAAGGACCAATTTAGTCGCTGGGACAAAAACGACGGCAAGGTCATGAAGGGGCTTACAAGGCGTCGTGCTGCGGAAGCGGCTTTGTACGGAAAAGCCTGAAACGAGAAGACCCTCCAACCGAAGCTGAAGGGTCTTCCACGATTCGTGTCGTTTGTTCGTGAGCGTGTACGCACTACCCTTCTAGCCTATATGTGCTAGGGTCTCAACTCCAAAGGAGAAGCGACATGGCCAACACAACGGTTATCATTCCCACCAAGGACGACGTTCAGCCGGAAGGCGGGGGAGGCAACGGCGTTGAGGGCGACAGCGGCCTTAGCGTCGAAGGATGGAGCGGTCTGGAATAGTGTTCGGGCTCGACAAGACCGCTATCCGCGTCGTCCAGATTGGCGCTATCATCGTCGTGCTGATCTTCCTCGGCCTAACGCTCGCATACTGCCAAAGCCGTCAGGACGCCGCTACAGCCAACGCAAAGGCTCGGGAGGCTACGGCGCAAGCGAATGCTGGTTCTGCCGCTGTACGGGCCACTGAGGGGCGTTACGAGCGGGACGCGGCTACGGATGCACAAACCAAGTCCAACGCGGACTTTATCGAGGGTTCGGACAATGCGGGTCAAGATGCTGGCGAGGCTGGCCGTAGGGGCTGGATTGCTTACTGTCGCCGGGTGCGGGACAACCATCCAAAGTGCGCTGGACTGCTCCAAACTGATCGGCCCGTCCCTTCGCACTGACGTTCCGGTAACGCCGCCTCCCGAAGAGAATCTTATCGGAGGGTGGGTAACGGTTGCTGACGCTCGCCATGCGGACACGGACAAGGCCAACAACCGCGCCAATACCGTGATTGAGATTTGCGATGCGGTCGGGGTTGAGAACCGGCGGCTTACCCGTCGTCGCCTGTTCGGCCTTTTCTAGTAGCCAGCCACGCCTGACAAGCCAGAACCACGACGGCAAAGAAGGCCATTAGCTCGATTGCTTCACGGTCTGTCATGGTCGGAACTCACCAAAAGCACAGCTACTGCGAAAAGACAGCCGACCTCAACGGCTATGGCAATCTCAAGCCAGAAGCCTGTTTCAGGCATCAAGCGCGACATGAACCCGGCGAAAAACATCAGCCCCATTGCGGCGGTGCGATTGCGTAGCCGCCAAGCTACCGGCTTTGCTTCACGGTCTGTCATTGGTCTCGCTCCCATGTCTGGCATTGGCCGGAAGGAATATCGCGATCCGCGCAGGAAAAGCCCTTGGGGTCAACGTGACTTGCAACTGCCGCCCCGAGACCAAACCCGACAATTATCCCGAGAAGTATGACGCCAGAAAAAAAGAGCACCATAAGCGCACCATCGCCAGCTCTATCTTTTCCCATCACACCACCTCGTCATTGCTAGAACTGCTGTTTGACTTGCCCGGCTGGGTATCGCGAAGCGATGAACCCAAACCTTCTGTGGGGATGACTGCGAGGGCTTGGGCATCCCAGCCAGCATCTCTATCTGCCTGAGTGATCGGTTCCTGCCACGCGTAGGCCAGAACGCAGTCGCGCGGCTCGGTCGGATGGGTCAGCAGCCAAGCCACAGCCTCCATATCCGGGGGAGTTGTTTGCACTTTCTGCAAAGAAGTATCGGCATCTGTGGGGGTGTGAGAAAGCCGCTTCGCTTGTTCGAGGATGATGCTGACCGCCTCGCCTGCCGTGAGTTCGTCGTGCTTGTAGCGGGCCATTGCCTCGCCCATCAGCGCGCAAGGCGTGTTTTCCAGTTCGTCAGCCATCTAGCCCTCCCCGGTCTTCACGGGAGGGGTGCTTTGTTCACTACGGCCCAAGGGGGCCTCCGTACCTACCGAGTTTGCAGTGGTAGCTTTCAGGGATGCGATGATGTCGGGCAGCAGGTTCCGAAGTTGGGCCAGCGGCTCGCCGTCGTATCGGCCGGGTAGGTTCCCGCTCTTGTCTTCCTCGGAGGCATCTTCCTGGTAGTCCTCCATCACATCACAGTTTCGCTGAAGGTGCCGAATGCCGCCGCTCAGGGCGGCTATGCACCACGGCGCAGGCTGCTCAAAGGCAGCGGAGATAACCTCAAGCCGCGCGATCAGGTCTAGAACGGAAGGTGCCGCGTCTCGGTGGGTATGAGCCGAAGGCGAATGATCCATACTCATGACCCCTTCTCCGTCTGAGGGAGGATGGTTGGGCCACGCCTTCCGGCGTACCTGGCTGTGATGTGGTGAGAGCAGTGGTATCTTCCGTGGGCTGCGGTTGATCGATGCACACCTTGTCTTCAGACCAAAGACGTACTCGCCATTTCGCCCCAAGTGCGTAGCCCACCCTCATGGCGTAGTCGTACTGGCTGATCCCCGGCGGAACCGTCAGCAGCAGTGAGCCGGTCCAAGGACCCGGCGCTGGGGCGGCTTCGTCTACATGAAGGGGGGAGCGGCTGTTCCATGCGGTTTCCATGGCATCGAACGACTCTCCGTCTGGACCGGTCGCACCACAGCCGCCGCATCGCATCTCGCGGCGGTCGATGCGCTCGCCTCCACAGAAAGGACAGGAGAGAAGGGCCATCATTGTCCCGCTCCTTCATTGCTAGAACAGCCGTCAGCGGGTTGGGGGCGTGCGGCAGTGATCAGTTCTAGAACCGCAGATGGCTGGACGGCGGCGAGGTAGTTGAAGATTTCGCGAGCGGCTTCATCCCACGCGTGCGCGCCGTCTTCGTC